CTGATCAGGCCAAACCGTGGGCCTCAGCTGAACAGGATTATGTAACTTGCCCATCCACGGCTCGGGCAACCCTGTTTGCATGCACCAGGTTACAAATTCATCCAGATACAAAATATTAAAAGCACTCACGGTATGAGCAACACTTAATCTAATATTAGAATTTTGTTTTTCTAACTCTAAATATTTTTGAATATTCTCCTGGAGAACATTCCAATCAGCCGGGTATCTGATGTATTCAAATTTTTTTTCCAAACCATCTATACTGATTTGTATATCTATTTCTTTGAAACACTTCCACCTTTCTATCCATTCCGGATCAGGCCAGATGGTTCCGTTGGTGGTATAATGTATTGTAACTTGCTCGGCTCGACGATTATCGATCAATTTATCCAGCAGAAGTCTGTGTTGTGATTTGTTCGAGAGTAACGGCTCTCCACCGTGTATGTCCATGTGCACCAGTTTCGGAGCATGATCTACTAAATCATCAATGGCTTCTGTGCGGAAAGATTCGATATTTTGCACTTCTATACCATAGATATCTTTGTATTCCTTTGACCACAAACTAGATGCATAGGGGCCGCACATGATACATTTTAGATTGCAGGTGTTTCCCAAAGCAAAACTCAAAGTCAACAAATTATCTTGTTCCAGGTCATAGTTGCTGTAGTGTTCTGCCCAGCGTTCTTGATCTAATTCACGTTTGCTTTTGATATTGTTGCTTTCCTCAATACGGCAACGTTCGCAACCTTGGGGCCACTGGCCGTGTAAAAAATCATTTTTGATCTCGGCCAGTGTGTGGCTGGACATGTAGTCTTTTATACTGTTGGTCGAAATATTAAATTTTTCTGGGTAACTGGAAATTTGAAATTTGCAACAAGGCAAAATAGATCCAGATGACAAAATTTCTAAATTAGACCAAGGTGCCAAACAAAATACTTTATCTGTCATGATGTTATTTTTGAATTTTATCTGAGTCGACAGTGCGCCCCCATGATACCAATTGCCAGACTCGATCGTTTAATATAAACAACAAAGTCTGAACAAGAGCCAACCATAATGCACTTTCGATGCCTACCCATAATGCCACAACAACAGTGGCTATCACTCTGTAAATAATGCTTTTGACTATGGAACGAGTCCAAGTTTCAATTCCGTTTTTTATACCCCAGGATATCTTTGTCCAACCGCGTTCACACAAATAAAAAATCACAGTCTTGGATAATTCCACGTAAACGGCGCTGGCCCATCCTACCATGATTATTGACGAAATTACAGCCAATAGTCTATAGCTGATAGATTTGGCTAGAGATCTAGCACGTGTTTCTGTCATCATAGTCCCATTTGGAGCAATCTCCAATGTTGATATAAATTTTTTCCTGCATTATCAATCTTTGTTTCTAAAACTGATTCCAATTCTTCGATTCCGTGCCCGTTGGCAATTTCCTCTAAACGGATCAATAAACTTGTGTGTTGTTTGACCATGTTTGAATAATCAACAAGAATCTGAGCATAGTCTTCAATGGTTTGCGCCCCACAGGACTTTTTCATTTCCTCCCACACATGAGGTCGATGTAAATTTTTAAATCTATTTGCTGCCCACTCGGCTACTTTGAGATTGTCTACCACAATGGAAACAAACTTGTGATTTTTTTTGACATGATAGTCCAAATCGTGACTGGGGATACTGTTGTACTTTATCGAAATCTCTTGCAGATAGATGTCTTTTTCGGTATCGTCTGCAAAGTCAAATGGTTTTTTTAATCTTTGACGATGTGAATCATGCATCACTGTCATGTTTTTAAAAACTGCATCTCGGTTGTCAATCATGGCCGTGACCAAATCTCCACATGTACCCCCAGCGTAACAAACAATTGTTAAGTGATTGGATTCCATGGGTCTCCTTTGTATACAAACCAAAACTTCAAATTCCCATTGGTAGTGTCCGGGTTTTCTAACATGTCGTAGTATCCATTTATGTCCGGTGCTTTCTTCTTAAAATTAATATCATACCACACCAATTTTAAATCATGTGTGTGTTCTAGATTTTTAGCCCAGTCTAAGAAAAAGTCTTCCATGTTTGTGGTCAAACGGTTCAGCCCCGATATCTGTGTGTCTCTGAAACTGTAAAAAAATCTACATCCAGGATTCATGACAGAGGTATAATACTTGCAGTGTTGAGCAATATTTTCAACCTCGGTCCAGATGTCGGCACGATTGTTGACCACTGCAAAATTATCGGCACGAAATGGTAATTGGCTCAACTGATTTCTAGATTCACAAATATGCACGTTTGGGTAAAAAGTCTTCACCACCGGATGCATTTCTACGACCTCAACTTCAGGAAAAATATCTTTGACATAGTAACCGGCACTGCCAAAAAAGGCCGTGGTTCCGGCTTGACAATTTTTCAAAATTGAGTAGTCATAGGTATCAATGATTGCACGACTGGGATTTTTTCTATTGACCAGCCAATACTGATGCTTTAACCTCCCCAGTCGATATCTAAGATACTGGGTTTTCCAATCCGGTTTGATTCTGGACTGATTAAAATTTTCAATTATGTTGGTCATTGAATTTTTCTAATAAAGTAATGGCGATCTGGAACCGCCCAGGTAAAATGTTTTCCGTAATCGACATAATCCAGACTCAGATCTATCACGTCGTATCCTGCTAAATTTTTTTTCAACCACTGAGTAATTGCCACAGTAAACTTTGGATCAAGTGTTTGATCATGATAACTGTTGTCTATGTTGATATAGTGTCGATTCAAACACAGATAAAGATTAGGACATTTTTCAAGCTGTTGTTTTATTCGTTGGATTATGACTGGACAGGGAAATCTGCTGAATTTTTGATCAGTTATAACAACCAAGTCAGCTTCGCTACTATGACAGACTCTTTTTACTTTGAACTCTTTGAACAAGTCTGTATCAGTTTTAAAACACACACGATCAAACCCATTTAACACTATGAAATCTTCAATTTGCTTTTCACGTCGGAGCTTGATATCATTCTCGACAAAAAAATTTCTTTGTAACCTATTAAAGATCCTAGACCATTTATACAGTGCCCGCGGCTCTTCGACCAAGATTTGTTTGTTTGCTTTGGAGAAATTCATGTGTTAGTATAGCATACTTAGCAAGAAAAAATCAAAAAAACAGGCACCAAAGTGCCTGTGTAAAATGGGTAGTTTTTGAGTCTACCCAGGAGCTACCGATTACTTAATCGAGTTTGAATTTGATTAAGAATTTTTCATACAAGTTGACACAGCCAAAGCCTTCCAATTTGTTTCTGACACCTTGGTCAAGTCCGCGATCTTCAGGGCCATGCGCAGGCTCATTTCACGCAAACGATCCTTGTTCTCGTCCATGAAGTTGAGAATCTCTTCACCTTTTTCTGGTGTAAAATCGTAGTCGTTGAACAGTTGTCCTTGGCGGAAGATCTGTTTGATACGCAGGAATTTGTCACGCATGGTGTTGAGTGTAAGGTCCAAGAAGTGGCAACGACTCTGTAAGGCCTCAAGATGATCTTTCATTTTCTTGCTCTGCAGATTGTCAAACTTCAAGTTGGTGATGAAAATACAGCCACCTTTGAAGTCAAACGAGTCAGGCACACCTTCTCTGCGCAACATGGCTGAGTCAGAGTTCCAGTAGATTCTACGCTTCTTGCCAGAATCCAGGGCGGCCTTGAGAATGTTCAAGCTCAAGTCATCTTGGAACACTGAGTCACAGTCATCAAACACCAAGACGTTGCTGGGGTCTGAATGCTTGTATAGAGTGCAGTAGAGACCAATCGGAGTCATGGCACCTTTGATCACTTCATATTTGATCTTGCGCCCGGTGATGCGTTCGAATAGACCAGACTTTTCTAGTTCGTATTCTACGCCGTAGGATTTACCTACTCCAGGAGGGCCCACAACGATCATGGCTCTGACGTCACCTGCGATGGTGGCGCGGGTCATTTCTTGTAGGATTTCAAATCTCTGACCAATACGATCCATGACTTCGTCGTCGGTTTCCACCGGAGCAGACGCTACCTGAGGACGATCTGCCGCCACACCGTCAGTGACAAATTCTACATCTTCGATTGAATCTACTTTGATACGAACCACATCTGGAACATCTGGGCCAAAATAGCCATCTGCATTCACAGTCACATAGCCTCCTTTGGCACCAGTTTGAAAACCTTTGACTAGATTAAAGATCATACCGCTCACAGGTTGATTGCGATACGACCCATTTTTGATGAGAATAGTTGACATACTGTTAGCTCCTTCTTTGATTGTTTTAAAAATACTATTATAGCAAATCGGTTATTTCTTGTCAATCATCTCAGTAATTTTGGCATCAAACTCTAATTTACTCAGAATCAAGCTATAGATACCGAAAAAACACACACTAATGCCTGCCACTGATAGTCCTATCAAAAACTGTTCTACTGTAATATACTTTGACGCAAACTGTAATCCAACAGCTATACCCACACACCATACAGCGAATCCACTGGTGATTAATACTGCTTTTAATTTTTGATTCATAAGTTGCCTTTCTTTAAATTGTTGCCTAAAAACCACATTATGCTACAATTATAGCAAATGGTTTCTTTTTGGTCAACCATAAAAAAACCCTACATGTAGTAGGGTTTTTTGCGACTATTTTTTTTATACGGCAGAAGGAGGAACTTGAAGATCATATGACAACGTCGATCCAGCGGCAATTGTCCACCACCAGGTTCCCAGTGAATCTGAAGTGCGGTCAGGAATTTGGGCTACGCCATCGATAAAAACGTTTAATCTTGGATCATCGGGCAGTGGACCATTGTCTCCTAAATCGACATATTGGTTTGGGCCCGAACTTACGGTAACTGGGCAATTGTGATCAATTAATAATTGGTCAATGGTAGATTGAGGTGTTTCTGGATCCATAAGAACAGCTATTTCTGCAGGAGAAAATTCAGGATTTGCCACAGCAGAATACACAGCCGTAAGTTCGGCTCTGGTCGCAGTTGGATCGCGTAGAATCGCTTTTTGTGCTGAATCATACGCAGGATTTGGTACCGGTTGATAGTTGGCGAACATTTGTCCAAAAATTACAGTACCAGTGGTTACTCCACAGGTCATTGGTATGTTTCCAGAAAATGAGGTATCAATTTCAAAAGAAAACAATTCAGCCTGACTTTCAATTTTTTCACTGAAATTTGAAGTCCAGACAGGTTCGTCCAGTGTGGTAACCGGTCCGCTAAAAACTGCATTACCATTGGCCGTGGCTGTAATTTGTGCCGGAGTAGCTCCAAATCCCATACCGTAAAATTTAATTGTTTTAGTTGCCATATTTAGATCTCCTGACATTGTTATTTATCATTTCCAATGCTGATTTACCACAGGATCATTCAGATCACTGGGCTTGGGTTGTCCGTGAAATATCAATATATCGGTGTTGTTTGTCAGCACTGTTTTTGCGATCATGCCAGGACTGTATCGATTTTTAAAATTATAGCCGTTGTCTAAACATTGCCAGCGCCAGCTTTTTATGCGTTCAGAATCTAAAAATCGCAGATGCTGATTTTCTATGATTTTTTTTAGATAATCTTGATCTCCACGGTATTTTTTCATTATTTGTTGTAAGTTTTGATTTTGAAAATCTTGCCACACGTAGCTGAATTTTTGTGTGTCCCACCACATGACACTGCTGTTGATGGTGTATTGCAAAGGCCGCCAGAGATATTGGAAATCTCTCACAGTCCAGAACCAAGTCAATGGTAATTCACATATCCAGTCAATGTTGTCTACAATAACAGTGTCGAGATCAAAATACAACAAAGGGCCAGTGTGTTCTGTAGAATTAAACAAACACATTTTGTACCACCAGCTTTGTCTAGGTCCATGTATTTGCCATTCTGGTAAAACATGCTTGATCATGGGCTCAGGCACTGATCGATCTGCTTCAGTATACACATGCAATTGAATGCCACGAGACAAATGCCGAGTCAACATGTTATACAGCCGTTCTACATAGGTCCATGAGTAAGTATTCCCGTGTATCACGCAGGCACAATCAATCGGGCCTTCGACCGTTTCTAAATTTGCAATCTGCGTATCCATAATCCCTGTTCAATTTCTGTCACTGTGTATTCGGTATGACAAATTTCTACCAGCCATTGATCCCGATCCATATCATATGGTTGTTCAATGTTGCTCAAGTCAATACTCACTGGATGTGCCAAACTTGTTTTGTCAACAATGGGTCTGGTTCCGGCCAAAGCAGCCTGTATTCCTGGACCCGAATTATAGTTGACTATGGCATGGCAATCAAAAGCCAGGTTATAACTGTCATAGGTGTTGGCTATTTTTTGTGGTTGTTCTATGACTACATCCCGGGGCAAATGCACAAGTCCAGCCCAGTCCAAGGCACTGCGAGGATGTGGACGCACCATGATGGGTCGGTCTGTGACCTTGCGCAACTGTTCAACCTGTTGGACCACCCAACCTTCCATGCTACACAACCCCACTACTTGCAGACTGCGGGCGTGTTGTGCGGCTATGACGATTCTGGGATTACGGCTGACATTGATGGCCAAGCTGATTCCCAGCTTTCTAGGGCGATCCCAATCCAAGTTTTCTTGATGTCCATAATAACCGTTGGCCGTTACGGAGTTCAAGGCAATCTTCCAGGTTTCGCCGCGATACAGGGCACCTACATCAATGATGATCACAGGGCGACCCAGACTACGATAATGGCTCCACACAGCCTGATTGGCCGCCATGCGTCCGGACCACAGCACACTCCATATGATAACTGCGTCGGCATCCAGGCTATTGAGTTCAACTGTGTGCCCTTCACTACGTAGACTGGTCAGCACGGCCTGCAACGCAGGACCGCTGTTTTGAGCACACTGATTTGGAAAGTAGGCCACACGCATAAGGTTAAATATTTAACCATGAAACTACCACCCCTTGAAGGAACTTTTGACCAATCTGAATTTTTTGTTTATGCCGCTGCTGATGCTGACTATTTTGATTCCTATGGCATACCTCTCACAAACAGCCTGTTGAAACATACCCAATATGGCATACATGTGCATCTGTACAATCCTAGACCAGATCAGTTGGATTTTTGTCGACAAACAGATCGAGTAAGCGTTACCTGGGAAACGTTTGATCCGGCGCAATTTGAATCTGCTATCAAGTTCTGGTCCAGACAGGATCTACCAGAACCCTATAATGGTCGTAAGAACAAAATGCTAGGACTAAAACAATTCACCAACAATGACAATTTGCCCATGTGGATTTACAAAACATACTATGCTTGCATGCGTTTTGTTAGATTGGCTGAAATTGTCACTGAACCTTGCCGTTTTTTAGAAATAGACATTGACGGACTGGTGCGTGCACCTTTTCAGATTAAGTTTGCTGACGAAGCTGATCGCGACTTTTATTTGTATGAAAAAGAAAAAGGCGGCCATTTGGCCGGATCTATTCTTTACACACCCAAGTCGTCTACCATGCAGTTTATTCGAGAACTGGCAGCCACAATACGACAACAAATAGAACAAGACAACATCTATTGGTTTTTGGATCAGCACAGTTTAGATTTAGTTGTGAAAAAATACAACAAAGGGCTACTACCTATCAGTTATATCGATTGGCGTATGGCGCCTGATAGTGCGATCTGGTCAGCCAAAGGAAAACGCAAACATCTGGAAATATTCAAACAGGAATTGAGGAAATATAAATGAAAATAGGCATCTTAGGATATGGCTGGGTTGGCAAGGCTGCCCACAAGTTATTTCCAACAGCAGTAATACACGACAAGTACATTGAAGAGTATAAATCATTTCTTCCTAAGTGTGACATTGTATTTTTAGCGGTGCCCACTCCCTGGAACGGTCACGAACTAGACTGTAGTGCTGTCGAAGAGGCTATTTCAAATTGTAGTAGTGATTTGATTGTGATCCGCAGTGCTACCAGTCCAGGATTTGCAGATGCTATGGCCAAAAAATATTGCAAACGTATCGTGGTACAACCCGAGTACTTGGGCGAAACTCCTAGTCATCCCATGCTAAACATGGCCGGCAGACAGTTTATGATCATTGGCGGCAATCCTGTAGATCGCAGAGCTGTGATTGATTGCTATGCCACAGTGTACAATGCCAATATCACTATTAGACAGGTCACCAATCTTGAAGCGGAAATTATAAAACTTTCAGAAAATCGAGCAATTTTTTTCAAGGTCATACAATGTCAAGAATTATACGATGCCTGTGAGGCCAGTGGTGTTGATTATTACACAGTGCGTGACGCTGTGTATGGAGATGATCCCAGGATGAACTTGTGGTGGACATTTGTGTATCCAAACAGCCGGGGCGCCAACAGCAAGTGTTTGCCCAAGGATGTACACGCCTGGTGTGCCTGGGCAGAAAGTTCCGGCTTGCATCCACAAGCAACATTAGACCTACTGGAATATAATCGCTCACTAATCAATGACTGACCTAATATATCAAGTCGCGGTCGGTCCTCAAAACCCGCTGTATGAATTTTGTGTCGCCAGTGTGGCACGCTATTGCCAACGCCACGGAATCACACACATTGTTCAAAGAGAACCCATATTGAAAATACGTCCAGACAACAGTCATCGTAGTAGTCTGGCAGTTGAAAGATTGGGTTATCTGCCTATTTTTGAAAAAGAAAATGCGTTTGATCTGTTTGATCAATACCACGACATCTGTGTCATAGACAGTGATATCTACATTGCCGACCATGCTCCTAACATATTTGATGAACTAGAAGACTATGAATTTGGAGGAGTAGCCGAGCGTGAGATGCCGTTGCTAGATCGACACCGCAAAAAGATTCGCAAATACAGTGAAGGACAGTATAGATCTCTTGAACATGAAGCTGATTTTCGTTGGAATAACCTCGGAGCTGAATTCTATAACATGGGACTGATGCTTTGTTCACACAAAATTAAATCATATCTAAATGGTCAAACAGCATGGCAATTTATCAATAGGCCTGAATTCAAAAGATTTGTTGATGGGGAAGGACACTGGCGCTGGTCCACAGATCAAACTTTATTAAATTACTGGATCAAACGATACAAAATTAAAACTAAAAATTTAGATTGGCGTTGGAATGCCTTGTATCGCGGCATCGAAGATCAATATCTCGGCCAGGCATATTTTATACATTTCTTTTTGGCTGATCACATACCCAAAGATCGTACAATAGAGCAAATTGTTTCAGAGATATATCAATGAAAGCCTATGTAATCACTATTCAAGGTCACGAGTATTCAGAATCAGTGGCCCGTCGTTGTGTGGAATCAGCCAATAAATTTGATATAGCGGTGGAAACTTTTTGGGCTGTGACCAAAGACAATGTTCGGCAAGTAATGGATCAAGAAAATCTACGTTGGTCTTGGGCCAATATGAACACCGCAAAAACTCGTTGTCCTTATACCAGTCTTGAACAATTCCCGTATAGAACCAAAAGTTTAGAAGCAAAAATGGCCTGCTCGATGAGCCACTACCTGTTATGGAAACGATGTGTGGAACTCAACGAAAACGTTTTGATATTAGAACATGATGCAGTTTTTATAGCACCTTTACCGCCTATTGAATTTACAGGCGCCATACAGATCAATGATCCTGCTGGCGGTGGATATCGTGGCCGAGACCATAGCATGATCATGCGAGAACGAGCCACGCCAGGGGTTCATTCACTGACACCAAAACGTCCCATTGACAGTATGATTCCAGACGGATTCAGCGGCAACAGTGCTTACATTGTCAAGCCCTGGGCAGCTGAAAAATTTGTTGGCACTTTTCACCGTTTAGGAGTGTGGCCCAATGATGCCACTATTTGTAAACAACTGTTTCCTTGGCTCCAAGAATTATATCCATTTGTGACTGTGGTACAACAAAAACACAGCACCAGCACTGTATAAATATACGCATATTAAAATAAAAGGATCCCATGGGTAAAAATGAAACATACATGAAAGCACATTATCCTGACGCCCTTCCTACCAAGGTACAGGGTCGGGTCATAACTGAAATGCGGGCAGTGGCTGGCGCCACACCGCCCGGATGTTTCATGGAAGTAGGAGTGTATCAAGGCGGGACCGCCTGGCACTTGTGTGAAGTGGCAAAGAAACAAAATCGACAGGTGTTCTTGTATGATACTTTTGAAGGTATACCTTTCAAGGACGACATAGATCATCACAATGTGGGTGACTTCAGCGACACTGACTACGACTTGGTAAAATCACAGTTGCCCTATGCCACAGTGATCAAAGGCACTTTTCCTGACAGTGCTATGACTATGCCGCCTATTGCTTTTGCACACATTGATTGTGATCAGTACCGTGCTATACGACAAAGTGTGGCCCATGTATTGCCCTTGATGGTACCAGGCGGCATCATTTGGTTTGACGATGTGGTTGACTGGATACCCGGAACCATGCAAGCCATCAAAGAAATGTTTGGCGACCAATATGTGGTCAGTGCCACCAAAAAAGTCTATGTAAAAATCACAGACAGGATGAAATGAAAATATATCAATACGCCAATCACGACGAGTATGTGGCCGCACAGATCGAAGCAAATGTACGCAAAATCAAAAATGTCTGGGTTGATCGACGAACCATTGAAACCATATCGGCCAGACATGATCAAGTGCATGGTATACTGTGCCATGGTACCAGGAATGCCACGGAACAACGATATTTTTTAGAGTCGTTTCCGCAAGCCAAAATCATAGGCACAGAGATCAGTCCCACCGCTGACCAGTTTCCTATGACCGTGCAATGGGACTTTCATGAAGTCAATGCAGACTGGACCGGGCGCATGGACATAGTGTACAGCAATGCCATAGATCACTCGTATGATCCGGCATTGGCCTTGCGTGTGTGGGCTGACCAACTGGCCACCAATGGCCGCTTGTATGTGGAACATGCCTATGCTCCCGAGGATAACTATGCGCGAGCATCGGATCCCTTGGAAATTCACGACCCAGAAATACGTGAGATCATACAGAGTCTTGGCCTGACCTTGGAACATACTTTTGATACCACTGGCATCAAAGGTCGTTGTCCTTGTAGAGTGTATGTGATAAGAGTTTGATATGATACATCCTGATTTTTCCCATTGCCACAGCCTACAAGAGTTCTATGATGAAGCCTGCACATTGTTCACAGCTGAATATGGTGTGGATTTTGTGTTGTATTGGCAACACATCAACCAACTGGCCAAGCACTGTGACAGTTACAAAGAACTAGGAGCTTTCCAAGGAGTCAGTGCCGCGGCTGCCATGTTGGGTAACCCACAAATGAAATATGTGGAACTGGTTGATGTGACCTTTGAAAGACTCGTGCCACATCAGCATGTGTTCAAAGATTTTCCGGGCCAACTCAAACTCAATCAAAATTCCAGCGTGGATACTGCGGTGCCAGTATCATCCGTGGACATGATTCTAGTAGATAGTTTGCATACAGCCAAACATGTCATCCAAGAACTACACCTACATGCGCCGCATGTGAAAAAATACATAGTGTTTCATGATGCCAAATATGCTCCTATCAAAGAGGTCATAGACAAGTTTGTGGCCAAAAATAAAGAGTGGCGCTATCTGATATACGATGATCGCAGTTTTGGTTACGCTGTTATAGAAAAAAATCTATCATGAAACATGTGGTTCAACGCTATTGGAGCACCAGGATACCCAATCTCATGTACAGTTGTCCCGGGTTTGGAGACATTGTACACAGTTGCCTGTTGACCTATCTGTATGGGCAGGCACACGGACAACCGGCCACCTTGCACATAGCCAGTCATCAGTACAATCGCGACAAGCCTGCCACCTGGGCCGAAGTGATTGGTCTGTTTCCACCTGGCACGGTTTTTTTACAACCTCACAAAACTGGCGATATGACTGATCAAGCATTTCTTGATCTTGTCCTGTCTCAGGCACCCAATGCTGAACTACACTACTACAAAAAATATCCTGGTAAATTACAGTCACCAATTGCACCTTCGTTCTGGGTGGATGACTATCTTGTTGCTGAAAAATTTCCTTGTCTTTCAGCAACCAACCCAGGCCACTCTATACAACTGCCAGACAATTTTGCTACCATGCAAATGGATGCGACCAGTATCCAAAGGAGACCCACACAACCACAAATTGATCAACTTTATAAAAAGTTTGCAGATCTTGGTTGTGAAATTGTCATAGTAGGTGGCGAGGCTACAGATCCAGCCTTGCGCCGAGCACCCGGAGCAGGCTATGCCATGAGTCGTGCCCGTTATCACATTGGTGTTGACAGCGGTTACCTGCATCTGGCACAACTTTATTTCCGACCAGAAAACATTTATCTTTATACCAATAGAGATGAAGGCAAATGGGAACACCATCTCAAGATGGCCCGCGACAATGGATGTCACATCAATGAGTATTGACACGATCACTCACAACGATCAGCCTTACCCTCGATTCCAAAGCGAAGGGTTTGCGGCACAATATGCTTGGCCTTTTGCCAAAAAACTCTGCATTGGGCAAGGATTAGACATAGGGTGTAACAGGGCCGAATGGGCATTTCCTGGCGCTCAAATGATTGATTTAAAAATTGACGACGACTACGATGCTTACAATCTGCCGGATCACAGCGTTGATTACATTTTTAGTTCGCACTGCCTGGAACATTTGACTGATTGGGTAAAGGCGCTGGATCATTGGACCACACGATTGAGATCCGGAGGTGTGATGTTCTTGTATCTGCCGCACTATGATCAAACCTACTGGCGTCCTTGGCACAATCGCAAACATCTCAGTGTGTTACAGTCTGACTACTTGGCAGATTACTACAAATCCAGAGGATACAGAAAAATATTTGTGACTCCAGGTCACGATCTAAATCATAGCTTTTATGCTGTAGCAGAAAAACAATGAAAAATTACATCATCCATCTGCCAGACTTTGACAGCAGTGTTGCCATGGCCACACATGCTCTTGACACAGGAACTAGCCAGGGTTGGAATTTAGAACTGTATGCCGGTGTTGACGGAAGAACGGTGGCCGGAGACGCATGGGACTCCACTGGTATCACCATCAATCAGGCCAGTGCCAAATGTCGAGACATGATGCAACTTCCTGGTGTTCGAGGTTGTTTTTTGAGTCATTGGAATTTGTGGCAACACTGTGCCAAAACACAACAGCCCATTGGCATATTTGAACATGACATAGAATTTTTAAAATCTTATCAAAAACTTGAATTTGAACATGTGCTCAAACTGGAGGGATTCAGTCTTAAAAAACCTAGACCTGCTGGCGAATGGTATGAAGGTGCCAGGGCCTACATATTAAAACCAGCAGGAGCTCTACGGCTGTTGAACTGGGTCAAACAAAATGGTGCTATACCCGCAGATGTGTGCATAGGATTAAATGTTGTGGACATTGTTTTACAAAGAGATGAACTGGTAAGAATCGCCCAACAGGCCCCTGACAAGTGGCACAAACACAAACAGAGTTTTACTTGGAACCTGGAACAACAGGAGTAATCCATTCACGCATGTGACTCCAACAACGACCTGTGCGCACATCATTGAAGCTCCAGTGGCACTGGGCTAGTTTTCTAATCCAGTGGTCTCGGTCAGGCATGTGAGGATTTTCTAATCTGGCAAAATCTGTGTTGGCCACATCTCCGGCCTGACAATAACTTGGATCATCAGTGACAAAAACCGGAATGCCTTCTATGGCGGCCACTGCGGCAGGAGTACTATTATGACAAATCAAGGCCCAACAGTTGACAAGATCTGCTCTGATGTGTCTGTGTTGTGGACTTAACATGGCTTTGTATTTGGCCATTATTTTTTCATACTTGACATAGTTCTTCCAGTCGCCAGGATGCCAACGTATGATCACAGGTCTATCTGTGTGTGTTCTTATGTTACAGAGTGTTTGTTCCAACCATGACATGAGATCAACTCCGCGCATGCTCCAGCCCATGGGCCGCTGAAGAGTGATCAACAAGTGATTGCCTGTGTTGCGCCAGGGTTTGAGATCTATGTTGTAATCTCTACGGATGTTGGCCCAATTTTCTTCACCAGGACGATCATTACAATAGATGCCGGTGGCTGGGAACACACCGTTGAAACTGTAGCGTAGATATTTGTGAGGATTGCTTGGATTCAAATAAATGAACACATTTGAATCTATGCTCAGCCAATATCTACGCAAGCGGGTCTGAGTATCAATGACCATTTTACGTACAGCGTAGTGTGGCAACTGTGTTTTTTTAGGATTGGCACCAAATGCATTGCCTATGATGGCAGCCACGTCACAGTCTTCGTAGGCATGTGACTGAGTGCAACTGGCGCTGTCTCCACATTTGGCGGCTCCTTCTGCAAAGTAGGTCAAGGCATTAATTTTTTCATCGCCGTTGACATGACGAGGCAAGCTACTAAGATAGCTTCTGATGATCATTTGTCAGACACTATTGTGAATTTTGTCAACATCTCTGCCGGTTCATCGTTGGGCACATTCTCTTCGGGCGCGGTCACAGAATTGTGCGATTTGATTTTTGGTCGTTCGTTATTTTGCAATACCATTTGCCAGGCTTCGCCACTTATCATTTCTGTCAGGGAAAACTGACCGTAGGCAATACTTGACAGCCATTTGTAAACGAAGTTTTCGTCAGGCTTGAATGGCGACTCTATCTGACCAAGATCTTTACTACACACCGGGTCGGCTCCGGTGGGTGCTAGAGTAAATGCAGGTACGCCAAAATGCACAGCTTCGACAGAGGCTATACTGTTATAGGTTACCACTGCCCAGATATCATCTGCTAGAGCTTCATATAGTGTGTTCTGACTTCTATTTGATCTTGAAGCTTTTTCTCTGACAACGATTGGTCTATCTGTATGTGTTTGCAACGTCTGAATAGTTTGTTCCAACCACTCATGGCGATTTATGCCATAATACTTGCAAGGTTTATCACTGGGCGCTACCAACAATATCTTTGAACCAGGATTGCGCCAACCCTGATATTGCAAGTCTTTGTTCCAGGCACACAATTTTTTCCAACGATCATCAGGTACATCCAACATGAAATTTTGTTGCATGGCATTCTTTTGTATGCGATGATATATCTTTTTGCCTCCATCGTTGTTGCGACTGGGGTAGTTGCCAAGATATCCGCTTTCCATAAAATAATAATCTATGCCTCGGTCTTGTACATGATCACATATTTTTCCATTGGCTATTCCTCGAACCAACACAGGAGTTTCTATACTTTCTTTGTTTTTCCAATAAAGAGATTTGTCCATGAGCTTGGCTTCTTTAAAAGCTGCCACGACCATGGCTGGAAAGTCACTGTATTTTAACAGAATACTCAGTTGATCTTGTTTGCTCCTGATCATCGGGTCTATTTGTTTGTTGAATATGTAAGATGCAGACTTTTTGTTGGTAACTGGAAACTCGAGTGGATCGCGTTGATATTTTATCAATAGACCAATTTCATGATACAGCAGGAGGGCTTCTCGAGTGGTTTGTTGCAGTGCTTCTTCAATGTTGCTGAAGTTATTTTTTATGTTGGTACGGACTGGCTGTTCACCATCATACTCGCTGGGCCAACGTTCAACCAAGGCCAATGGTAATATCATTCAAACGTCCTTTGCTGGCAGTACTCAGTAAGTATGCGTTCTCGGTGCCACTCCTCACCTTGAGGTGTATCAGCAAATTCAGTAAAACAAGGTGTTCCTAATGTATAGTGTAAAAGTTTTGCATCAGGATTGGCACCAAATTCATCTGGCAACCAGTTCCATTCTACGGGTAGTTCTCCAATGCGTTCATCATCCAACCACGAAAACCTATGCAGATAACTGCCAGGCTGGCCTTGCACAAATTCAGGAGTAAGTTTTCTATTGGGCCAACTGCTACAGTTCCATAATATCACACTTGACCAATTTTTTCTAGGGTAATCTTCGTTCTTGGCACCCATGTATTTTTCTGTCATGCGTGTTTTGTAATCGTGCTTGACCACCATGACATCATAGTGCCCTTCCATGCGCATATTCCACAGTTTCACAATGTCATCACGTAGCACCATATCGCCATCAATGAATATAGCCCAACCTGTATAACTCATGAGATGTGGCACTAGGAATCTAGTGTACACAAAATGATTGCTGTTATCACCATGTGTTTCTTCATAATCTTGGAACAGATTTAGTGCCACTGGCACTATGGCCACGGGCTGGCTGGCATGGCGGATAATGCTGTTTACGCAAGTATGATAGGCTATGGATTCTCTGGGATCGTAGCCCACAAAGATTGGAATAGGAGTCATTGACGTCTTTCTATGTCTTCCTCAACACAGTTTTCACCGTACTGAATTTCGACCACACGCAAAGGTTGATCAGTAAAATTGCAAAGCTGATGCCACTCTCCATGATCTATATGAATATGCTGATGACGGTTGAATTCGCCCAGGAGTTCTGCATCGCTTTTGCGATTGATGGTATAAACTGTGGCTGTTCCTTCACTCACAAACCAGTGCTCGGCACGCTGTTGGTGACGTTGCATGCTGAGTCGTTGCCCAGGTTCCACTGTAAGCTCTTTGACCTTGACCTGGGCACCGGCTTCGTGTAGTACTCTGTAGTAGCCCCAGGCACGCTCGGTTTTGGGTGCTTTCCACTCCTGCAAGATCCACGAGCTAGAATTGGCCTTGTCCGAACCGCCTACACCGAACACAAATTCTATGCCTGGCACACTCATTTCAGGAATGTTGTCCTGGGTACGATCACCACCATTGGCAAATATAATCTTGGCATCTGGATAGTGTGCTCGAACTTGATGCAACAAGTGACAGGCTGTACCGTCGTCATCGTCAAAAGTATACACTTCGTCCACGGGCCGGAGATTGTTCAGCACCGACAATCGTTCTTGCCAGGGCATGAATGCGCAACCTTTTTTACGGGCCAACCACTCGTCGCTGTTGATGCCCACGATCAGCTGGTCGCCCAACATTCTGGCTGATTTGATTAGTCGGATGTGTCCTGAATGTACCGGATCAAATCCACCGCTTACTACCACTATAGTCGTCATGTGGATATTTATCTGGGTAGATTATGAGGTGTTAAACTTGAATGTCTTCCATGCCTGCTGTGCGCAAACGCACAATATGGCCCATTTGCCACTGTTTGGTATCTAGGCCTTTCATGATACCCAACCAGCGGTTGCGTAACAAGGCTACTTCGTTAATAATGGTTTCAAAATCAATGACTTCGTCCTCACCATCTACATACTTTTCGGCATCTCTGCTGGTCAAAGCACGCTGATAACCTTCTAGATATTTTTGGAAGTGTCGGCGCCGTATTTTACGCAGTTGTATGTTGAGATAATTAAGAACCGCTTCGATCTCTTGTAGTTGATTAAAACGTTGTTCGGTTACGCCAGGTAGAGCTGTAATGGCTTTTTCTACTAGGCCGCCAATCCTGCAGTCACGCTTGGCTTCCTCTAGTTCACGTTCATAGTGTGCTATAAAATCTGGAATAGCGCCAAGATTGGCAACTACTTTACTGTACCACATCAGTAGTCGTCATCCTCATAATCTTCATCCTCGTCTTCATCCTCATCTTCGTCGGCATGGTCCTTAAGATAGTGAGTCAAGGCACGTTTGATTTCAGAATCTGATTTGAATGTATCTTTGATTTCGTCAGCATCTACATCATTGTCAATCAACACACTGACCAGTGTTTCGGCTGCTTCATCACGATCCACAGTGTTTACGTAACGACGGATTTCGTCCCAGATTTCTTTTGCTAGTGCTACACCCATGCTTTATTCCTCCTCGGTTTCTTCTTCAGTACTTACCGTTTCTTTTTGATTTGCAAAGTCAGCCATGACCTTGTCCAAGCAACCTTCTTCGTTGCTTTCCCAGGCCTTGCGGAACTGCTTGATGATCTCACCATCTGAAGTCACGAACATGAGTCTGTTGCCGTCCTTCTTGAGTAGGCCTTTCTTCTCTGCTAGATCCACAAGTCCACTGTAAGGATTCATGCCTGTTTCATAAGGAATCTTGATCTGCACACCTTCGAAAGGTTTTGCATAGCGAGTTTTCATTACTTTACATCCTGCACGGATACCCATGACTTCGGAGATTTTGTTGCCGTCTTCGTCTTCTTTGAGTTTCATCTTCTTCATGGCTACCACAATACTTGATGCATAGATAAATCCTTGACCACCTGAGATCTTGTCGTCGGGATCAAACATGTCCTGTGACGCATAGGTGTGATTGGTACATACCAGACCCACGTTGTAACTACCAAACATGTTGACGCAGTTACGCACCAGGGCTGTCAGTGCCTTGGGTTTGCGACCAAGATCACCTTTCAAGTCGCCGCTGTCAAACTGATTGATATCTGTGGGTGTCAACAACATGCCCAAGCTATCAATCACAAACAGGACCTTGGGACGTTCACCATCGGGCAAGGCCTTGTAGTCGGCCATGAACGTACTGATAGTTTTGGCCACATCATCGATCATGGCCATGCTCAGCTTGAGCAACTTGCTTTCACTTGTGTCTACACCAAGTGCTTTGAGCCAATCTTCGTCAAGTGCGTTTTCACTGTCAATCAGCACAACAAAGATACCTTGTTCCTGTGCGTTTTTGACGATGTTGCCAGAACAGATATAACTCTTGCCTGCACCAGACTCGCCGGCAAACACAGTAACTTTACCAAGTGGAATGCCTTTGTTGAAGTCGCCCGAAATCAAATAGTTTAGTGCAAAGTTTCCTGTGCTGATCCAATCTGTGGGATCGTTAAAGCCGATCGACAAACCGTCGATGCTCTTGGTAATTTCCTTTCGGAATTTTGATACGTCAAATGGTTTTGTCATGGTTAAGGTCCTTATTTAAATTTTTGATTCGAGATCTTGTCCAACAAGATAATTTACTTCGTAATTTTAACACAGTGCTTGGTATTTGTCTAATTTTTAGGTTGTTTTCAATCGATACCTCTTAGATTTTTTTGTTGCTGTATGTATGCTTCTGTGACCGATCGATCTGCGTGATCGACTGAAAGTTCGATTGGATATTTAAGATAAGCGTAACTGTGATCTATTTGATGCTCTCGAGCAAAGGCCCGAATATTTGGCAAATCATCCACATTTAATACACTAACGGTGGTCCATAAATTCAACTTTACAGGCATAGATTTATAAGTCATCAGATTATCAAAAAATGTTTGCCACTTTATTGGCCATCTTGACAGTTCATGCACCGGACCTATGCCATCACAACTAACAGTTACCGTGACTTCAATTCCAGATTTGGCGATGTCATTGAGTTCATCAAGCACTGTGCTACAGTTTGTGTTGAGCCGTAGTGTTTTTAAATTAGGTGGTAAATTGGCCAAAAGATTTTTGTAATTTTTACTGTAACCAGGCTCTCCCCCATTGATGTCCAAATGCACTATGCGGTCTTGTGGCAGTTGCCAAAATTTTTCAAGATTATTAAAAACAGGAAACTGACTCCCATGTAATGCTCCTATGCGTGTGCTCAGATTTGGATTACAACTCAAACAGGCTGCATTACAAACGTTGTCGAGAACTCCTCCTACTTGGATATAATCAAGAACATCTGTGTGTTTATCTAGGCTGATAGCATACTGTCTTATGCTTTCTGGTTCGGTTTCTTGGCATCTGATGCATTCTGCAGGCCATTCGTTGTTTTTCATTTTTTTACGAACTTCCGCTAACCAGTTGCTGGACTCCATTTCCTCTAAAGAGACAAATTGTGGAGCATCAATCATGTGGCCACATCTGCTTACAGTGCCATTGGGATTGAATCTTACAAAATGATCAAGCCTCGGACAATACATTTACTCTATCGATGGTTTTTTGAAATACCAATTTATATAGTTCTGGGTGGCAAGTTTTTACATGGTTAATTAATTCGGCCATGGTTACAGTCTGACCAATTTTGTCAATCAAAATTTGATCTAGGAAAAAATAAAGTTCTAGTTTTTCCCAATCCAATTTGTTGATTTCTTTTTGTAAACTATCGCTGACCGGCTGTATTCCTGCCTTGCTATTTTTAGCAGTCAATGATTTTATATTTTTAAAATCTTCTAACTTTATCAGAACATTCGGTCCAGAAAATCTCATTAGATTAAGTAACCAATGAAATTGTGGGGCATAATGTCTGTTTAAAAACAAATATTGATTTACAAAATATAAAACAGTATGTTGATCTAGGGAATGATCTTTTCTATGGAGTTGTTGTAAAAAAGTATTGACCCCACTTATAAATCTTTCTCGTGGATCACGCAAAAACACAGTGATTGGACAAGATATCTTTTTGATATTATCTTGTGTTACAAATTTCCAGCCCTTGTCTTTCATGCTTTCTGTCAGAGAGGATCTTCCACATTTAAAAATTGGATAAACGTAGTGCTGTGAGGGCACTGTTTCAATGACCTCACAGCCGTCTGGAAAGATAATGTTATCTAACTCAGAGAACACGTTACTGCTTTTGACGTGCCCGGATCATGGCCAAGATGTCCTCAGCTTTTTGAGTCGAAGGTTTGGATTCTACCGGAGCCGACGCTACCGCAGATGCTGGTGCATCATCTTCGTCATCAAAACTGCTAACAGCCGCTGGTGCCGCCTTAGCCGCTGGTGCCGGAGCATCCTCGTCCACGTGTGCGGCACCGCTACTACCACCTGGCGCACTCACACCTGCTGGACGGAAATACTGACCCCACCGTTCGGTATCGTAACTCTGACCATCTACCGAAGCTTCAAACATCTCTTTGATAACTTTGACTTCGGCTTCGCTTGGCCTCTTGGGCAAGAATGTGCTCAAGTCAAACAAGCCATGCTTGTCCACAGCTGCCTGTTCGGCCTCGGTGAGTGCTGTTTCCTTGCGTGCCCACTTTGACGTGTTGTAGTCGGCATAACCACCTTTGGAGGTCTTGGTGATGCGGAAGTCCAAGCCACGTTGCAAGTCAGTTGGCAGTTCTTCCAGTTCTGGATCCATCAAGGCTGATTTAATGATTGAAAAGATCTGAGGACCAATGATGAATCTACGGATTGGATTTTCAGGACTCTTGTCATCGGCAAGAGGATTCTCACGCACAAAACCTTGAAAAATGTAACTGCGTTTTTTCCAATACTTACGACCCATGTCTTCCAAGGCCTTGTCCTTGAACCAGGTACGAACCTCGGTCAAGACTGGACAGGTCTCTTGCCACATTTCCATGCATGGCACTTGGACGTAGACTTGTTTTGAGTCTGCTTCGCCTTTGATACCATTGAATGGCAAGCGGATCATGGCCCGTTCTTGCCAAAAGAATGTGTTCTTTGAATTGCCATCAGGCAAGAAACGGAGTGTGGCACTTTGGCCTTCTTCCATGTTCCA